TGATGCGACGGTTTCAGGTGATCTGAATACAACGCACGACGATAAGCCGAAGTGGAAAGTCTGGAGCACGGGAAGTCGCCGCAAGCGCGTCAAGATCATTCAGATGTACTACAAGCAGGGCGTTGACTGGCATTGGTGCATCTTCACCAAGGGTGGCAAGCTCGAAGGCGGACCCGTTCCGTTCAAGGACGAGAAGGGCCAAAGCTTCTGCCCCCTGTTTCTGCAATCGGCATATGTGGACCGCGACAACAATCGCTACGGCGAAATCCGCGCTCTGATCTCGCCTCAGGATGAAGTCAACAAGCGCCGCTCCAAGTCGCTGCATCTGTTGACTCAGCGCCAAACCAAGTCCGAACGCGGTGCGGTTGATGATATCGAAATAATGAAACAGGAAATGGCCAAGCCTGACGGCCATATCGAAATCAACCCTGGCTATCAGTTCGAGGTGATCGACACGTCACAGCAGATCGCAGGCAACATGGAAATGATGGCTCAGGCCATCAACCATATGCAGAGCCAGGGTCCAAATGCGGCGTTGCTTGGCAAGCAGGATGGAGCACCGAGCGGCAGAGCTATTCTGGCCAACCAGCAAGGCGGACAGACGGAAATGTCACCGCTGGTTGACCGGCACCTGGGCCTTAAGCAACGCGTGTTCCGCGCGATCTGGAGCCTTGTGCGTCAGTACAAGACGGCGGAATGGTGGGTTCGCGTTACCGACAACGAAGACAACGTGAAATTCGTTGGTCTCAATCGCCCGGTGACAATGCGCGAAGACGCCATGAAGCGGTTTGAGAAGCAGGGCGTCCCGCCGGAGCAGGCTCAAGCCGTGATGGCACAGGCTGAGGCCGACCCCATGCAAGCGCAGATGCTGGATCAGGTCGTCAGGGTTGAGAATGTGCCATCTGAAATGTGGATGGACATCACGGTTGAGCAGGTTCCAGACGTTGCCAACATGATGGACGAGCAGTTCCAGGCTTTGACCAAGCTCGCGCCTGCCGTTGTGTTCCCGCCTGAGATCTACATCAAGGCTTCCAGCCTGAGAAACAAGCGCGAACTGCTTGAAGAATTGAAATCCGCACAGGGCGGGAACCCGGAAGTTGCGCAGATGCAGGCCAAGCGGGCGCAATTGGAGCTGGAAAAGTTCCAGGCTGAAATCGAGAAGATCAAGGCAGAGACGATTTCCACTCTGGCAAAGGCCGATCAGACGGATGCGCAGACGGGCTCCATCGTCAATCCGCAGATCGTCAATCCTGGCGTGCAGGCTCAACAGCCGCCGCCGCAACCCTTTCGGTAACGAGTACCGCCGCCGGGAACCGGGCGAATGAAATGCGTGCCGCCGACGAACGGGCGATAGCGAGGGAACCATGGCAGGGGAAGACCTGGACAGCATCTTAGACGATAAGGCTCAAGCACCAGCCAGTGTAGATGTGCAGACGGAACAGGCATCGCCTGAACCAGTTGCATCATCAGAGCCTGAGACGGGCGATAAACAGCAAGAGGCAGCGCCGCCGGCTGATCCTCGACAAGAAGATGCCAACGCAGGTCCTCTGGTGCCCAGGCGCGCCCTCGAAGACGAGCGCAAAAAGCGACAGGAGTACGAACGCCGGTTTGCTGATCTTGAGAGGAAGTTGCAGGATATGCAGCAACCTCAAAAGCAGCCGGAAACGCCTCAAGCCCCCAATGTTTGGGAAGACCCTGAAGGCGCGATGGCTTTTCAGCAGCAGACCATTCAGCAGACCTTCGCCCGGCAGATGTACGAAACGAGGGTTTCCCTCGGGACGGAAATCGTAAAGGCGCAACACCCTGATTATGACGATGTTGTCGCTGACTTCGTTGCGCAGGCCCAGGTTGATCCCGCCTTGCGCAATGCAGTGCTGCAGCATCCGAACCCGGCGGCTTTTGCCTATTCGGAAGGCCGCAAGATCAGGTTTTTGAAAGAGGTCGGCAACGATCCCGATGCCTATAAGGCCAAGCTCAAGGAAGAGCTGATGGCCGAACTTGGCAGCGGGCAGATTGCCAGTCGTACTCAACCCGCCGCAGCGCCCCCCAAATCGTTGGCAGCCACGACAAGCGCACAGCCTCGCAATTCGCGTGGCCAGTATGCTTCGGGGCCTGCCAGTCTTGATGAAATCCTAGGAGGATAAGACATGGCTGAGACCAATGTCCCGACTGGCTTGACGGTACAGCAGTGGGACGAGAAATATTTCCGAGAATACCTCTCCGAGAACTGGTTCAAACAGTTCATGGGGACCGGATCGTCCAAGATGATCCAGGTCAAGGAAGACTTAACCAAGAAGCCTGGGGACAGCGTGACCTTCACGCTCGTCAACAAGCTTTCAGGCACGGCTAAGGATTCTAATGAGGCGCTTGAAGGCGCCGAAGAGGAAGCCGACCTGCGATCGTTCAAATTGCAGGTGCGCGCCTACGATCATGCTGTGCGTTTCAAGAAATTCGAGGCTCAGAAAACGGCCATCGATCTTCGCCAGGCCCATCGGGATATTCTGATGGACTGGAACATGGAGCTTGACCGCAACAACATCATTTCGGCCCTCGGGTCGATCAATGGCGTTGCCTATTCGTCGGCTTCGGCCGGTCAGAAGAATGCTTGGCTGGTCGACAACGCCGACCGCGTACTGTTCGGCGCGGTGAAGAGCAACAACTCGGCCAACGATCATGCGGCTTCTCTTCTCAACGTCGATACCTCCGCCGATAAGCTGACGCCGGATGCGATTGGCCTGATGAAGCGCATGGCCAAAACGGCTAACCCCAAAATCCGTCCGATCCGTGCGCGTACGTCCATCGGATCGAGCGAGGGGTATGTGCTGTTTGCGCCGACACAGATGATCCGAGACCTTTCGGTCAATACAACGTTCGTGGCGGCAAACCGTGAGGCTCGTAACCGTGGCCTTGAAAATCCGCTCTTTAGCGGGGCAGATTACGTCTGGGAAAACGTCTACATCTACGAGATCGAGGATATTCCCTCGCTCGGAGCTGTCGGCAATTCCAATGCAATTGTGCGTCCTTGCTACCTGTGCGGCGCTCAGGCGGTCGGCATGGCTTGGGCCAAGCGGCCGGAGACCGTTGAGGAAACCTTTGACTATAAGCGTGCTGTCGGTCTCGGCATCTCGCAGTGGTACAAGGTCGATAAGCTGCGGTTTGGCTCGGGCGCTGACGACACTTCCGATCTGAAGGACCACGGCGTTGTCACCGGCTATTTCGCCGCCGCGGCTGACGCGTAAGGGAGGATTTGAACGATGACTGCTGAAACTCTTACGAACTCCGTGATGAGCGTTGGCTCAACGCACGGCCTTTCGCACACTCTCAAGGTGTGGCATCGCAAGTACGAGATTGCGGCTCAGGTCGAGGATGGAGACATCTTCGAACTTGGGTATCTTCCGGCCAACTGCATGGTTGTCGGAGGCTGGGTGGCAACGGACGATATGGACACGGGCGCGGAAGCGCTCGACATCGATGTCGGCTGGGCGGCGGTCGGCGGGTCCGAGACCTATACGGACCCGGAAAGCGGCGTGACCTATACGAACGCCGCTGCCTCTGCGTCGGCTACGGGTTTGTGTAATGTCGGAACGATGACGGGTGATGGGACGCCGGAGGTCTATCAGGCTGCCGTCAACTATCGTGCGATTGTTCTGCCTGATCCTCTGTATTTCTCGAAGCAGACAAAGATACAGATCGAGGCGAACACGGCTGCGGCAACGTTTGCGGCCGGAACCTTCGGCGTGTACCTCCTTTACTACTGCCTGTGAGGATAGCGCATGTCTAAGACGCAGGCGGAATTGGCGACGGCAGTTTTACGGGACCTTGGCATCGTCAATGCCACGGACAGCCCGTCCGCTGCCGATTCCGCCTACGTTTTGGGCAAATACACAACGACGCTGGAAGAATGGGCGGACAACGATCTAGCCTATTGGGCAGCGAATGAAATTCCAGAGGCCATTTTTGATGCGGTGACGGCGTTGATTGCCAATCGGTGCATGAATGCCTTTGGCATCGGGCAAAGCCTCGATGAGCAATACCAGCGTGAGATCGTTCTGTTGCGTCCGTTGCGGCGGCACTGTGCCAAGCGCCGAAGTGGCAAGCCAATTAAGGCGGTCTATTACTAATGCCGCTTGTCCCCGTTTCCATCGCCAAGCAATCCAACGCCGCACGGTTTCGCCAGGAAGGCTCAGCCCGCCTCGTGAACTGCTATGCCGAGGAGACCGGCGAGGATGCCAAGGCCCCGATGACGGTCTATGCCAGTTCCGGTCTTGACGTTTACACAACGGTGCCAGCGACCGGCACGGCGTCGGGCGTTACGGGCGTTCGCGCCATGCTGGCGACGGACGATTATCTTTATGTGGTGGCCGGCCGCAATGTGACGGCGGTTAACCGCCTTGGCGTGCAGACGGCCATCGTCACGCTTCCAGGCGATGGTGACGTGTATCTGGCGGCCAACCGGCGCTCGCCAACGCCGCAGGTCGCGCTTGTATCGGATGGCGTCGGCCGCATCATCACGGGCACGTCGATTGCGACTATCTCAGATGGCGATCTGCCCGCGCCGACCAGTGTCGGGTATCTCGACGGCTATTTCTTCTTTCCGACAACGTTCGGCCGCGTGTTCATAT